GTCCGTGTGTTTGTACCCATCCGTATGTTGCTAGAGGTAGTGCGTATGTTGCTACTCCTACCGCCATACCTGTTTGAGTTGTTATAGGTGCTTGGATAACTCCTGAGTATGGGTTTCTCTTCATGTTTACTTTTGTGGCAGTTGTCCATGCTGTACCGATTGATCTATCAAGAGTTACTGTTAATGCTCCACCTGTTGTAAGAGTACCAACTATTGATTCAATAGAGTATTCATTTCCAAAGTCAGGAGTTGTGTAGATTGAAAGTGATCCGCCTATGAACTGTTCAGATGTTATAGTTGCGGTTCCATTTGTTACGAATACAACCTGTGGTCCTGCTTGAGGTAAGATTATAGGAGAGGCAAGGCAAGCCATATTCTCATATGATGTGTCCTCTACTGACTCTTGTAGTAAATTACCTGCAACTAAAGCTACTCCTCCGGCTAAACCATATCTGAATATTCTTCCGGCAGAAGCATAAGCCATTGTTCCAAGCGGGTGGTTTTTAACCGTATCGCTAGTATATAAATCCTGTCCTGATAAGAACAAGGGTGGTGCGAATTTTGCAAATCTTTCGTTTAATATTTTTAGTTCAAAATCTTTCATATTATACTCCTGTTATACCTGTTCCTTTTGAATGTCGTCTAAAGCTCTTTGGTATTGTCTGTCCGATGGCGTAGAATCTAGCAATTCTTCCGGCTTGATCAGGGATAGTTAATGGTTTCTGATAGAACCATCCGTTCCATTCTGATGGTGCTTCTAAGGCTATTGCGCCTGTTCCTTCGTATGCTGTTGACTCTCCGAAGTCTACTTTCTCTAATGTATCCTCGTATTCAGCTGGGATCTCTGCTCGGCCTTTCCATTCGATATACTTTTCATTTAAGAACCATAGCATTTGAGCTGTTGAGTAGAAGTCTCTTATAATATATGTATCTCTGTATGATAGAGCATTGAATCCTGATGCTGATCTTAACTCGCCTTGATTTCTTGAAGCATATTTGTCTCTTGTTCTCATTTTGTCATATCCGACATCTCTGTATGATTGTCTTACGAAAGGTGTAAGTAAGGCTTCGTAGTCGCTAAAGATAGCTGCTGTACACCAACCGACATTTGGACTTTCGTCTGCTGCTCCCGGTGCATTTGCTGAGTCGTATTGAGTAGCCATTGTTGCTAATGTCAATTTTCCTGAAGCATAAGCTGTTAATGTAGATACTAACGCTGTATATGTAGCTCTTGAAAGTCCACCGATTGTTGCTACGTTTGTGCCGTCATCGTCAATAGCTGTAAGTCCAAGTGGCTGTGCGGCTGTTCCTGATCCGTAAATAGCTGATCCCAAAGTTGTCATCGCTGTTCCGGCAGCTTTCTCGTATTTGTAGTCATCTAAGTTGATAATACCTAGAGATCCTACATTAGCAAATGCCTCTAGCATTATTGAAACGATAGGCTGTGTGTAGGCTGTGTGTGCGAATGATCCGGTAACTGCTGTTGAAACTGCTGAAGAGCTAAGTGTCTCAAGTGAAGTGAAGAACTGTCCCTGTGTATCGGCTGAAATATCATATGTAACATCCTCTGTTTTTCCCTCAAACTCTGATCCTTGGGAAACGAATCTAGCATAAAGAGAAGGATAATTGAGGATTTGGTCTACAACTTTGGTATAAAGTTGTCGCTGTGTAGTTACATCAACTCTCGCTGGCGTATTGATACCGTCTGGAGCGAATCTTGGTAGTAATCTGTAAAGTTTAAAGTTTTCCATAAAAAAAACGCCTTGCTGTGTTAGCAATGCGCTTTAATGATTATTATTCTACAACTAAAAACACACCTTGTCAAGACCTACTTGCCAGCAATTTTCCTAGCAGCTTCTTTTCTAAGCCTTGAAATAGTCTGTCCCCAACTCTCTTTTCGTAATTGCTCAATCGGAACTCCTAACTTAGAGCCGGGTGTTTCTACTATAGTATGCTGCGATCCGGCGACAGGTGCATCTGCTCCCGCTGGTTGCTCGCCTTTCTTTTCAGGGTTTGCATCCTGAAACGGTTTGTAGTGTAAGAAGTATATTTTATTTAAAGATGTAACGGGCGCTTTTCCCTCCGCTACAAGTTTAGTATTTAAGTCAATACCAAACTGCAAAACTTTTTGAGTTTCCTTTGCTGCCGGGTCCGTAGTATTTATATTGTTTATTTCCTCTATATTTGCAGGTCTTGGCAGAAACTTAGCGGTGTATATTTCATCTAAGTCAGTCGCTATTGCCTTGTTGAAATCCTCAAGTTGCTTATTCTCCGTTGCTTTTTTTGCACCCTCCTCTGCTTTCTTTAAGTTCTCCTGCGCTGTTCTTTCCTCTGCCGCTTTTGTTTCTATTTCCTTTTGTCGCTGTGCCATCTTTGCATCGGCAATACGCATAGTCTCCGCAATTAGCTCCGGGTAATCTTTAGGAAGTCTGTTCTCCTTTTCCCATACAGCAATCAACTCGTCAGCTTCTTTTTGTTTCTCGGTGTCTGTTTTCTCTTTATTTAGAATCTCGTCTATTTTTGCTTGGAACTCTTTCTTAGTTTCCTCTGTAGCTTTAGCAGCCGCTTCATCTGCTGCCTTTTTAACTAATGCCTCCGTGTCTACCTTTGGCTCCTCTTTAACTTCAGGTTTTACCTCTGGTTTAACTTCCGGTTTCTCCTCGGACTTGACAACTTCCTTTACAACTTCGTCTGGCTTCTTGACAACTGGTTCTTCAGGGGTTTCCTTAGCTTTCTCTTCTAAGTCCTTAGCTCTTTGCTTTTTTATCCTATCCTGTGACTCTCTGGCCACCTGCTTGATAGTCTTTACTCTATCCCTTTTGATATTGAAAGTATCAGTCTCCGATGGTTCGCCGGGCTTTGGTTCAACTACTTTTTTATCTTTATCTTCTGGTTCTGGCATATGTCTATTATAACAAAAGAGGGGTATTTACTTTATAAGACACCACCCTGTTGTGGCGGTTGCACTGGCGGTGTTACAGCTGGTTGAGCTGTAGCCTGGGGACTCGGCACTTGCGGTTGGGCAGGTGCAGGTTGCGCAGGTGCCGGGCCACCCATCGTTACTGGATTAGCTGGCGGTTGCTGCTGCGGTTGGGCAGGAGGTGATGGCAACTCAGCATCCATTAACGCCTTCGCTAGAGCTTTAGAGCTGTCTAATCCTTTAACTACTTTTTGCAAGTAGGCTACCGGATCTGTTTTGGCTAAGATAAGCTTTTCAGTTCTGCCCTCCGGGTCTGATAAACGCATATCGGTAAAGAAAGTGAAAGGGTCGGTCATTTGCATTTTAGCCATTTCCATGGCGTTGTTTTGTGCCTTTAGCTTATCGGAACCACTGGACTTTATTTTAACTATCATCCCATCGGCTACCATATTTCTATTTAATCTTAGCCAAACAGCATCCCCAGCTATTCCCATAACCCATCGAAAGTGGTCTTTAGTGTATCTTAGTTTAATCATCTGCATAGCATACTCACCCATCCATTGTGCAGCGGGGTTAATAGTATCCTCTACGTTATCGTCAGCAGCTGTGAAATCTCCCTCCCTGGCTATCTGATTGTTAGTAGCAGGAGCTTCTGCCTTTATTTCCCCTCTGACGGCCTGTGAGTGGGCCACAGCGTACATTCTATCTCTTATATTGTTTAACTCTTGGAACTCTTGGGATGAAACTACCTCGGGAGGAATATAATCATACACTTCTTTTGGATTGCCCTCGACTGACAAATCGAGGTCTCTTTCGTCAAAGTCTATCTCCTCTAAATCAGCGGGGGTTACGGCTGTCTTAGATAGTATATGGTGTCCCCGGCTTTTAAGAGTCTCCTGTATTTTCTTACCTATTATATCTAGGTTCTCCTGATTGTATAAGTTCTGCTCCATCCATGAGGTCTCATCCATGGGCTGTTTTCCCCACTGATCATAACCCATAAAATAGTAAGGCTTTCTAGGAAATCTAAAGTAATTGTGATAAACCCGCTCTTTTGTCACGTTCTGTGGCATTTGTCCTGTCATTAACAACTGCATCAACTCGGTATCGTTAAGCGCTCTCTTTGTAGACTCATTGCCTGGTTCATCATAGGCAAAGTATCTCTCCTCGCCCTCATAGTCAAAGTTAGGATTCTTCATTTTGTGTAGAATAACATCCTTATATTTCCAAGCCACACCGTCTACTCTCTCAACTTTTTTATCCTCTTTTGCTCTATACTCATGGAACCATACTTCTGTGATCTTAATCACAGTTGCCAACAAGGCCCATGAGGGATCTTCCCCCGGCATTAAACCGTCTTTCTTTAGTCGCTCTAGAAACTTCTCCTTTTTAGCCGGAAAGCGTAACATTATCTCCTGCACTGTTAACGGTACCTTTTGTGATACAAACTGCATAATATCAGCGTTTTTTGTTGAGGAAGTGTAGTCAAATTTGATTAAATCAGGATGTATAACTCCGAACTCATAATCGTCCTTCTCGGGGTTCCACCATATCTTTATGCATGAGGTAAAATAAACAGGAAGATGCTTATAAGCTAATCCTAGAACGAAGCGGTTCTCTTCCTCTTTTATCTCAGTGTCCAGCGCCTTTGATAACTCCTGCGCCATTAACACTGCCGACTCGCTATCGTTTGCAGGTGTTGCCATTAAGTCTGGGACACGGGACATTCCTAGCGGTTTGATAGTCCCCATAATTTCGTAGAGTACGTTATCGTTGTACTTTGACTCCCCTGCTTTAAATAGTTTCTCTTTCTCTTCCTGCATTATCTGTCGGCCAAAGTAGTAGACCTCAAGTTTCTTTCGTCTTTCGAATAGGTTATATTTCTCAGTATAAAAGGTGTCGTAATCCTCCTCCCTGTCGTCTATTATTTGTGATAACTCATCATCGGGGATATCCAACTGTAAGGGGTCCGTAGGTGGACTCATTAAACCCTCTTGCGGATACTTTGTCTCGACAGTCATGTCTCCAAAATTGCCCTGCATTTTTTCTGCACTATTATCCATAATACTAAAAAACTCGCAACATAAGTGCGAGAATATCTCTTGTTCTTATTATAGCACAGTTAGATATGCCTATGAGCTTCTTTGTGGTGCTTCGGGCAAAGTAAAATAACTTCATTTGGTTTTGATATATCTGGATGATGTCGGTGTGTATTTTCTTCATTGCATTTAATACACTTAGTTTTGTCAATTGTTCTTGCGATTGTCCACGCTTTTCGTCTTTCAGGATGATTCTTTTCATATTTATCAATAGCTTTTTTTGTTGCTATCTTTCCATTTTCTGTTAAGCGATATCTTCTTCCTCTTAGTTTATTTATTTCCCGTGTTTTCTCAGGATTTTTTAATTTCCATTCTTTTGCTAATTTATAGCGTTTTTCTCTATTCTTTTCATAGTATTTTTTAAACGCCCTTTTTTGACTTTCTGTTTGTGCCATGCATATATTATAAACTAATTTTACTAATTATGCTATAGCACTTACTATCTCATTTAATAAATAGTCCTTACCGCAGTTAGTACAGCCAAAAAGTGAAGGCGTTTTCATTAACT